ATGATCAGGGCGTAGTCCAAATTGGCGTCGTTCAAACTGCTGCCGATCTTATTGCCACTTCCGACCCTGGCGACTTAATTATCAACAATGTCGATGGTAATGATATCAAGTTCGCCACTACCGACACTCAGCGAATGATCATCGACAGCGCCGGCAACGTCGGAATCGGCGTATCCGACCCGGACACCACCCTGGAGGTGTTCGACACCACGACGCAGTTGAAGCTGTCGTATGACGGCAGCAACGCTAGCACCTTTACGGTCGATGCCACCGGAGAACTGACCATCGACAACAACTCCAATGTATACACCTTTGGGGATGGTGCCGGCAGCCAGGTAATAGTCGTTGACGCCGGCGACGACAGCAACTCGGACCTCTACCTCAACACGGATGCCCACCACCTTTGTTTCCGTGCAATGGGCGGGTTTGAGCAGGGCGTCATCAGTCTTGGCGACGACTGCGGCAGGCAGTTGGTCCTTTGCACCGCCGCCCTCCGTGGCGAGGACTGGGAGCACGCGGTTCAGACGAACCCGACGCTCTACATTCACAGCGCCACTGACCCTGACTCCAACAATACACAATGGGTCTCTTTAGCCCACAACCAAACAGATGCAATATTAAAGGTCGGACAAGGCTCACTGATTGTTGAGACAACTGCTTCCACCGTAATGCATATATCGAGAGATGGCAGCGCCACCGCCTTCACCTCTGCCAACTGGAACCTAGGGACGATCGGTTTTGGCGGCCAAGACAGTGACAGTGGCATAGACAATGATGCGGCAATGATAGCGGTAAAGACGGATTCCGCGTGGGCCGCCGGCAGCCACGCCACCTATATGGCATTTTCTACAACCGCGACCGGGTCAGTTGCGGCAACAGAGCGCATGCGCATCAACTCTAGTGGCAACGTTGGTATCGGAACTACCGCACCAGAGTCGGTACTCCACGTACACAGCGGGGATCCCGGGATTGCGCCACACGGCGGCGCCCCTGATTTCCTCATAGAAAGCGCCGGCACCGTGGGGATGTCCATTCTTGGTGGCCAAAACAACTCCGCTAGAATTTACTTTGGAAGTTCAAGGCCCGGCCCCGAATTTCCCGCCCGGGCTGGTCAAATAGACTATAATCTGCAAGATAACACTATGAAGCTTGGCACGTCCGGTTCAACCCGGATGGTTATCGATAGCGCCGGTAACGTTGGTATCGGCGTCACTGATCCAGATACCGCTCTTGAAATCTTCGACACGTCCGCTCAGCTAAAGCTTTCTTACGACGCGTCTAACCACATTACAAATACCGTCGCAGCCGATGGCGAACTAACCATAACCACCGCCGGTACCGACGATGCCATCACTCTAAGTACTCCAGTCGTCAACGTCACTGGGGAATTTACAGGCTCAAAGGGGCTCACCCTCACTGCCGCCGGCGCCGGCAACAATTTAGAGTATTCTAGAATAACTTTCCACAATGAACGAGCCGGCACCGGCGTCGACGGTGGCGAGGCATGTATGATTGCGTATGAGGCCTCCGACAGGGACGCTACCAATCTAGCCTTTACGGCGGCCACCAGTATGGGCGTGGAAACGGAAGTTCTTCGCTTTGGACTTAATGGCGACGTTCCTGTTTGTGGCGTTAATGACAATGATCCTCAAGCCACTTTCGTTGTCTCTGGCAGTGGGGTTCACCCGGCCCTCATAGTCGACCACGATGACACGACTTCGATAGCCGTACTAATTGATTCTGATACCACAACGAAAGCTGTGTTAAACGTAAGGGCCGACTCTGTTACAACAGCAGCCGCCGTCGACATAACTTGCGACGCGCTAACGGGGGGTACCGGCTTAAAGATTGAGGGCGATTCGGCGAACACGTCAGTCAGAAGCTTGGTGGATATTATCCAAAAGAATACAGTGGCCATCGGCTCGACCGCGCTGAATGTTCAGTCTCTTGGTGGAAAAACTGGTATTTCCCTAGATAAAGATTATACAGACACTGACGCAGCAACCGTCACTGGTCTTGAGATTGATCTAGATAAGACAGGCGCCTCAACCACAGCCAACACGATTGTTGGTATAAATGCCGATTTAGATAACAGCACTGCGACTGATGGTGTCAACACCATGATCGGTGCCAACATTACACCAACCCTTGCGCATGCAGCCGACGCAGGTACGCCCACTGTAAAGGGGGCGGTCATTACCGCTACTGGCAACACAAATGGTACTTCTGTCGCAACAGGTATGGAGCTTACTTCTACCGGCGCCGATACCAACAACGGTTTAATCATTGATTGTGATGACGGGGGGACAGACCTTAAGATTCTAAGCTCTGCCGACAATAACGATTTCCTCTCAGTTGCTGTTGCCGCGGCCGGGGCCACAACTATTACCACGGTAGATGACGCAGCCGCGGCCGCCAACCTCACCCTCACCATTGATGGGGACATTGCAGCTACCGCAGCAGGCGGCGATATAAGTTTGACAACTGCCACTGCTACTGCAACAGGCGCCGGCTTTGGGGCCGCCGCAACAACAATGACAGTGGGCAATGTTAACGGAGAGATTGTAACAACTATACAGTTGTCCATGAACGGCCTAGGCAGCACCGCTGGAGTCAATGAAATTATAGGCGCTTTTGCTGGGGGCGCTAATGGTTATATCACACAGATTACGACTGCAGTCAATGGTCTTATCTACAAAGTAGAGATGAGTTGCGTTGAGGTGCCCGGGGGCGGCGGAGGGAACGAACCTGTTGATATAGATTTGTGGACAAACCAAACGTCCCTGCCAAAGGGCGATAATGCGTTAACGGACGGCAGCACCCCCCTCCAACTAATTGATGCCGGAGCAAACTGGACCTTGGGCACAAGAAGAGAGACGACTGTCGCGACGTCCTTGGCAAACACGGTTAACGGTTTTCTCTATATCACTAATGGGATAGGTACCGCCGACGCCGACGGTTACGGTTCCGGCAAGTTCGTTATCAAGCTTTACGGAGCAAGCTTCTAGCCCTCCTGACAAACCCCAACAATTTTAGGCGTTTGAACAAATAAAATACTATTTATTCTTGACGAAAAATACTATAATTTTAGGAGAGTATAAATATGTCTTCAATGTTAGAGCAGGCCATGATCGACGCCGAAGCCTTACGGGAAACGGCGATGAAAAATGCCGAATCAATTATCATCGATAAGTATTCCGCAGACGTCAAGAAAGTTGTCCAGTCGTTACTAGAGCAGGATGATTTTGATCTTGAAGGGGAGTCCGAGGAAGAGGCTTTAGGAGCCGCTGCCGAAGAAGGCGATCCCGACTTAGACGCTCAGGTTCCTTCGGCACATTCTGCCGGCTCCGAAGGCGGAGAAGAAGTCGATGCTCTACGCGATGCTGTCGGCGCCGCCGAAGAAGCTCTAGAGGATGTCTCTGATAAACTAGACAATCTCGAAGTGGTCGCCAAGTCTGGCGACCAAACTGAGGTCGACATTGACTTGAATCAGCTTAGAGCGCAATTGGGTGCAGAAGGAGATTCTCTAGATTCAGAAGACATGACCGATCGGGAAGAGTTGGCAGGCGAACTAGAAGAAGAGCCTCCGGCTGAAGAGGTACCTCTACCTGGCGAAGAAGAGGAAGAAGACCTTGAGATTGATGACGATCTCCTAGAAACTATTGTGCAAGAACTTCGTGTTGATATTGACCCCCAAGCTAGTGGTTGGATGAACTATCCATCACCCGCGTTGGCTCACGCTGTCGAGCAAAAGCTCGCTCGTGATCAAGACGACGACGTGAAGGAAGAGAATGAAGCCTTAAAAAAGGCCATGAAGGGCTTGCAAACAGAAAACAAAGATTTAATCAAAAACAACAACACTACAGAACAAAATAATAAGAAATTACAGCAAACAATCCTGCATCTCAAAGAGAAGTTTGATGAAATAAACCTCTCGAATGCAAGATTGCTGTATACAAACAAGGTTTTAAACAGCGCCTCCTTAAATGAGCGACAAAAAAATAAAATTGTCGATGCTATTTCTAAAGCCGACACGATCGAAGAAGCTAAAGTTATTTACGAAACGCTTGAAAGCGCAGCGGGCACATTCCAAAAGGAAGAGACGCCAAAATCGCTGAGTGAAGTGGTTCAACGAGGCTCTTCGATGTTGGTTTCTCGCAACAGAAAACGAGAAGAAAGCGTTTCTGAATCCTTTTCCGAAAGAATGCAGAAATTAGCTGGAATTAAGTAAAGAATAAGTATATTAAGGAGGAAATACAAAAATGTCTATTCTAAACAAATTGACAGAAGGTATTGTAAACCGTGATTTACAAAAAGAGGGTACTGCTCTTCGCGCGAAGTGGGAGCGTACTGGCCTTCTGGAAGGTTTGGGAGATGAGCGCACAAAGGACTCCATGTCCGTGTTGCTTGAGAACCAAGCCAAAGAACTGCTTCGTGAGGCCTCTTCGATGGCCGCCGGGGATGTTGAGGGCTTTGCAGCCGTCGCTTTCCCCATCGTCCGCCGTGTTTTCGGTGGATTAATTGCTAATGACCTAGTGTCTGTGCAACCAATGAGCTTGCCTTCGGGCCTGATCTTCTTCCTAGACTTCCTGTTTAACTCGACACGTCTAGGGGCCGATGCTAATGCGTCACTATTCGGTGGTGGTGCTGTCGGTCAGCAGATCACTGGTGGTGTCAACTTAGGTGGTGCTAATGCCGAGACGAGCTTCTATGCTCTCAACAACGGCTACGCTTCGCCTACTGGCTCGGCCAGTTTGTCCGCGGGCGTCGCCTTTGCCAGTGGTACTTTTGGTGTCGGCGTTGCCGGTTCCACCCCTGGCTTGGGTTCTGGTATTTCGCAGACCCTGTTTACGCAAGATGACTTTAACAGGGCTTTGCGTTACGACGCGTCACTAACGCCTGGTACGTCAACGGCTGCTCTTTACACGCTACCATTGACTGGCGTCTTGGCACCCGGTGGCTCTCAGGCTGTCAACCTGGATGACCTTATTACACTAACGTGTACTACGGCGGTTTCAGGTACCACCCTGCAGTTGCGTCGTTTGACGCAGTTCTCCGGTTCCGATCAGAGCTTGTGGCAGGTTGGAGATCCTAGGGACACCGCGATCGTCGTGGCGGCTGATGCATCTGGTGTCACCGATCCTAACCAACTCGCTGTTGCCTTGTCCAACACGGAAACCTGGGAATGGGCCATGAAGGATAACTTTGACAACGTTGGCCGGGCCGATTCCATCGGCTCCGTCGTTGGCGCTGTTGAGTGGGGGCTTGAGAACCAGGCCACCATCCCAGAGATCGACATCAAGGTTGACTCTGTGAGCGTGACCGCTGTCACCAAGAAGCTCAAGGCCAAGTGGACCCCTGAATTAGGTCAGGACCTCAACGCCTATCACAACCTCGACGCTGAGGTTGAGCTTACGTCGATTCTCTCTGAGCAGATTGCTCTTGAGATCGATCGCGAGATTCTTGAGGATCTCGTCGTGGGTGCTACGGGTGGCCGACTGTACTGGAGCCGTTCCCCAGGCCTGTTCGTTAACCGCGAGACAGGTGCTGAGGTTGGTGCCGATACTGCTGCCCCTGACTTCACGGGTACTGTTAGCGAGTGGTATGAGACTCTCATTGAGACGATCAACGATGTGTCCGCGCGGATTCACCGCAAGACGCTTCGTGGCGGTGCAAACTTCGTAGTTTGCTCTCCCGAGGTTGCCTCGATTCTGGAGTTTACCTCTGGCTTCCGTGCCAGCGTGACTGTGGACTCTGACCGTGGAACCGTAGGTTCCGTCAAGGTTGGAAACCTCAGCAAGAAGTGGGATGTCTATGTTGATCCTTACTTCCCCAGAAACGTTGTTCTGGTTGGTCGTAAGGGGAATAGCTTCCTTGAGAGTGGTTATGTGTACGCACCGTATGTGCCTCTGCAGGTCACTCCCACCATCTTTGGTGTCGAAGACTTCGTGCCTCGCAAGGGTGTGATGACTCGTTACGCCAAGAAGATGGTTCGACCCGACATGTACGGCCTCGTTGTCGTCCGCGGGTTGCTTGGTGAGTCTGGCGCCTAAGGCGTAGACCAGTAGGTATATGACCTAGAACCCCGCTCTCTTAACTGAGGGCGGGGTTTTTTTATTAAAAATGAGATTATGACCATTGGAAACTACTTACCAATAGTCAGAGGAGTTTTCATGCATGGCCATCCCAACATTACGACCCAGTAGCCAAACCAGCAAATCGATACTGCCTGTAACTGGCACGCACGCCGACGTTTTGGCGAGCCTTCCGTTTGGAATTTATAATTCCCCCGCGTTTGTGTCTGGCGCCGCCGACCAAGTTGCCTACACATATAAAAAGCTCGGCGGCGATGTACTGGACATTGAGCTTAAGGCATCTCAGGTATATTCTGCCTATGAAGAGTCCGTTTTAGAGTACTCTTACATCGTCAATATTCATCAGGCGAAAAACTCAATTGGAAGCCTCCTTGGCGCAACCACTGGTTCGTTTAATGAAGACGGTCAGATGGTTGTGGGCCACGCGTTATCGGGCTCGGACCTAACTCTGCGATATCCCGAGTTTAAATTCGGCTATGCTCAGAGGGTATCCGACGCATCCATTGGACAGATTGGCCTAGGCCCCAATGATACGTTGTACTCAGCTTCATTCAGCGTTACGGGTGGTGAACAGCAATATAATTTACAGACAATAATTTCTGCCAGTTCTGTTAACAACAAGGACAATGGCACCGGAAATACAGTAAAATTCGCTGGTCTTGTTGGCGGTAAGAAAGTCCTTATCAAAAGAGTGTACTATCGAACTGCTCGCGCAACATGGAGATTCTTTGGGTATTATGGTGGAATTAACGTGCTGGGGAACATGTCAACATATGGCCAGTTTGCCGATGATACGACTTTCCAAATTGTTCCGGTTTGGCAAAATAAGCTTCAGGCTATGGCCTATGAGGACGCCATTTATACGAGAGTTTCCCACTATTCATACGAGGTTGCCAACAACAAGTTGAAACTTTACCCACCACCTCCCAAAGATGACCCGGAATTCAAGAACATGTGGGTAGAATTTGTGATACCAAGTGATGCTTGGGAACAGGATTCCGCCGCCACCGATGGCACCATGGGCGTTAATAATATGAATACGTTGCCGTTCGAGAACGTCCCCTACAATAGCATCAACAGTATCGGAAAGCAGTGGATTAGGAGATTCGCCCTGGCCCTGGCGAAGGAGATGCTCGGGCAAATCAGAGGCAAGTTCTCCTCTATACCTATCCCGGGCGAGAGTGTTTCTTTGAATGCTGACGCTCTTCTAGCCCAGGGCAAGGAGGAGCAGCAGGCCCTGCGCGAGGAACTCAAGACAACGCTAGATGAGATGACCTACAAGAAGATAGTTGAAGACACAGCCGCAATATCCGATAATGTGTTAACAGTGAACAAGGACATCCCTGTTCTATCCATATACACGGGGTGATGTAGAACATGGCAGATAACAGATGGAAACAGCCTAAGAATCCTCCACCCCCGCTCTTTCTCGGAGAAAAGGAAAGGAATCTTGTTAAGCAGGTTAATGATGAATTAATCGAAAGAGTAATTGGACAGCCCATCTTGTATTTCCCAATCGATTTGGAAAGAACTAATTTCCACAGTCTTTATGGAGAGGCGGTAAAAAAGACATTCCTGCCACCAGTCATGGTCTATGCTCTCGTCGCTTGGGAAGGGCAAACTACTCAAACTGATAGGTTTGGGGTCGATCGCCGATCGGCATTGACTATTCATTTTCACAAAAGGCGCTTAACAGAGGACCAAAACCTTTTTGTACGAGAGGGAGACTTTATTCAATTTGAAAAATTGTATTATGAAATTGTGAATTTAACTGAGCCAAAACTATTGTTTGGCCAAGAAGATCACAAGGTTGAAATTGCCGCGAAGTGTATAAGAGCTAGAAAGGGAGTCTTTAATGCCAAGTAAAAAGCCAAGTTATTTTTCTACACGCAAGGAAATAGACTACGAGTACACAGATGTGGAAGATACCTCCGTCCTTCAAGAGGTTATACCTTTTCAGCAGTCTACTCTTGAGACGATTGATACTGCTATGTATCGGTGGGTAAACGAAGAGATGGATGTCTTTGCAAACATGAACACGGGGTTCAAGAAGGTCCCAGTACTCTGGGTTTCAGCCGAGCGCGCCTATCAAATCAAGAGAGATAAAGGTCTTCGAGATCAGGACGGAACTCTCATACTACCACTGATGACGATTGAGAGAGCAAGCGTTGCGAAGAGTCTTACAAAGAAGGGTACCGTATTCAATGCCTTTCCAGTCCAGGATGCTCGTGGAGGTTCGATAACAATTGCAAGACAGATAAATCAAGAAAAGACTTCCAATTTTGCGAACGCAGATTCGTTCAGAAAGCATGGAAGTATCCGAGATCCAGAGGTGGGAATAAATCAACAGAACTTCCCAAGACAAAACAAAAAAGTTGTTTACGAAACTGTGACAATCCCAGTTCCAGTTTATTTGGACATTCAATATGACTTGTATATCAGGACAGAGTATCAACAGCAAATGAACGAGATTTTAGCACCATTTTTGACAAAGACTGGTAGCTTGAATTATTTCATTATAAGGAATGAGGGCCATGGTTTTGAGTCTTTTATTCAGGAAAGCTATGATCAGGAAAACAATGTATCCGCGATGAATGAGGAAGAACGACAATACCAGACCAAGATAAGTATCAAGGTTTTGGGATATATTATCGGGGGAGATAAAAATCAAGAACAGCCTAGGATTGTAAGAAGGCAAAATGCTGTCGAGGTAAAGTTGGGCCGCGAGAGAGTTATCGTTGGAGACATCCCGGAACATATTGATAAGAGGGGCTTTTACAGGGATTAATTTTCTTCTTTTCACACTAACACGCACTATTTATAAATGAAATAAATACACTTAATTAAGGGAGAATTTATTAGTATGGCACTGTCAAGAAAGTTTAAGTTCGTATCACCTGGAATTTCTCTCCGCGAAATTGATGATTCAAGATTACCTCGCGAGCCCGAGGCCGTGGGCCCCGTAGTTATTGGCCGCACACGCAAAGGGCCCTCCCTGGTTCCTGTTAAGGTCAACTCTTTTGGTGAGTTTGCAGAGCTTTTCGGCACTCCCGTTGCTGGTGTGGACTCCTTGGGCGATGTTTGGAGAAATGGCAATGACAGTGCCCCGACATATGCCGCCTACGCCGCACAGGCATGGCTAGCTAATAACGGCCCTCTTACTGTTGTGCGCCTTGCTGGTGCTGAGCACCCCGATGCCGGAGACGCCGGCAAAGCCGGTTGGAAGACCGCGAAGACCATCGACCCCGCCGTAGGTGACAATGGCGGCGCTTACGGCTTGTTTGTCTGGCCTAGCGGAACGCTACAGGGCTTCACTGATGGTGGAGACCACACCTTCCGGTATATGGTTGCTTCCACCGGAACTCTTGCCGCGATATGGTACCTTCAAGAGGGGGCTATTACACTTAATGGGCGCCCCGCCGGCGCCTCATCGGCTGTGAAAGCGGTTACTAGCTCGATCAGCGCGCTTGCCCTGTCCACTGGTGACAATGCTGCCGGTGGAGAGTGGAAGGTGGATATCCGGGACGCCGCCGGCGATATCACTGATACAGTGACATTTGATTTCACTAGGGGGAGTGCCAATTTTATTAGAAAGGTGTTCAATACGAGCCCCGTTCAAGCCTCCACGCGCAGGGCCCTCATCGCCACCGACGATGCCAAGTCTTACTGGCTTGGTGAAAGTTTTGAATCAAATGTGGCTCGATTAAAGGAACTCACCGGTTATAACTCTACCGGTACCCAGATGATGGGCGCCATATTGGCTGTTCAAAACGGCTCCGGCGCCGGCGGAACATTCGAGGACCCAGTAACTCGCGCAGAGACCGGCTGGTTCATTTCCCAGGATCCTAGTGCCGCCACTGGCTCGTTCCAGGCACCCGCCCAGCAAAAACTGTTTAAATTCAAGGCCCTCCCTGCTGGAGGCGCATGGGACCAACAGAATATAAAGATCTCACTTACAGATATTGCCTACTCAAACAACGAAGAGGCAGATCCGTATGGAAGTTTCACGATTTTGATTCGTGACGCTAAAGACTCCGATGCGGAGATGAATATCTTAGAGGCCTATACGGCTGTTAACCTAAATCCCAACTCTCCCAACTTCATTTCAAGAAGGATTGGTGACAAAGACAGAACCTGGGACTCGGTAAAGAGAGTATATCGTACGCTAGGCACCTGGCCTAACTTGTCCAATTACGTGACTGTCGAAGTAAACAGTCAAGTAGAAGACGGTACTGTGAACGCCCAACTGCTGCCCTTCGGGTTCTTTGGTCCTCCCAGGTACAAAACGGCAAGCTTTAGGACGAACTCCTCCGTCACCGCCCAGAACCCCGCGACGATGACCTTTGTCACAGCCGGCAGTGCGTCGTTGCCTTATTCCACGACGAACGGGTGGATCACCGGTTCCGCGCACGGGACCGCCACCGCCGGCGGCGCCGCCGCAGGCCACTTCACTGGCTCGATTCTCCCAACGCGATTCCCCAGCCTCGAAGACTTTTTGAGACTGAGTGCCTCCGCTGGTCAACGTCTAGGCGATATCGAAGACGCTTACTTTGGTGTACAAACTGATATCGACCGAGGCGCTAGCGACAAGTTCGACCATTCGTACAACGATTTGGTCCGAAGGAAGCCCTCGGCCCTTTCGACATTCGGAACAACGGCTGGTGCAACTGAAGTATCATTCGTGTTTACCCTTGATAACATTACGGGGTCGGGCGCCTTTAACAACCTGCGAGACGCATGGTACGTAAGTGGTTCCCGAAAGGCTGGTACTTCGATGACTGCTGTCTCTGCTTCGAACGGCGGATACAAAGAGGTACTCGATGCGGGTATCAATAAATTCACAGCGCCTATGTTTGGTGGAACTGATGGGGTTGACATCACTGAGATGGATCCTTTCAATAATGCCGCGCTAGTTGGAAAGAACGAAAGAAGTTCCTCTCCGTACAACTCGATACGTCGAGCCATTGACACTGTGTCCGACGCAGAGCGCATTGAGATGAATCTCTTGGCCCTTCCTGGGGTGGATAACGTATCGTTAACACAGCACATGATAAATACCTGTGAGGGTCGTGGTGATTCTTTGGCCATTATCGATATCGAGGGTGGCTATATACCGAGGGCTGAAAGCAATTCAGCAATAGGCCTCCGAGTTGGCAATGTTAAGACAGCTATTGACTCGATCAAATCTAGAAGAATTAACTCTAGCTATGGCTGTGCTTACTATCCATGGGTGCAGATTGTCGATTCCGAGAACGACGCCCGCTTGTGGGTGCCACCGTCGATTGCTGCTCTTGGAACTTTCGCAAGCTCCGAGAGGTCCACGGCACTTTGGTTCGCTCCCGCTGGCTTCAATCGCGGCGGGCTAACACAGGGTTCTGCAGGAATTAACGTAAGCGCGGTGGATGGACAGTTGACATCGAAAGACAGAGACAAGCTATACGCTGTCAACGTAAATCCGATTGCCTCTTTCCCTGCCGAGGGTATTGTAATCTTTGGACAGAAGACACTGCAGGCAACTCCGTCAGCACTTGACAGGATCAATGTTCGTAGACTGTTGATTTACATCAAGCGCGAGATTAGCGCGATCGCCGCTACGACGCTCTTTGAACAGAACATTGATTCGACTTGGAACAACTTCTCTTCTCGGGCGGAAACTTTCTTGGAGAGTGTGAAGGTCGGCGGCGGCTTGACAGATTTCCGGGTTGTTTTGGATGACACCACCACTACCCCGGATCTGATTGACAGGAACATTCTATACGCTCAGGTGCTGCTGAAGCCGGCTCGTGCCATTGAGTTCATTGCTGTCGACTTTGTGATAAAAAGAAGTGGAGCTTCTTTCGACGATTAAGAGGGAAAAAGATATTAATTACTAATTAATGTTGATTAAGGAGATTATAATTAAATGGCAAATAACTTTTGGGCAGCACCAAATACGGATCCAAAGAGAGCATATAGATGGCTCCTATATTTAAACGGAGGCGACCGGGTCTCGCTACCGAATTGGGTGATCACGAAAGTGTCTCAGCCAAACTTTGAGGTTTCTGAAAAGGAGCACCAATTTATTAATCACAAGTTCTACTATCCTGGTCGAGTTACTTGGGCCGATGTCAAGTTCACTTTGGTCGATCCTATTTCCCCCGACGCGACAGAGCAACTACAAAAGGTTCTTACAAATTCGGGGTATGTTTACCCGAACAAGAATCAAGTCCAAAATATGACTGACACCATTTCAAAGAAGAGTGCCATTACTGTAACCCCAAAGATCAAGATTCAGCTTCTTGGTGCTACCAACGATGCTCGGCCTGGCGGCGAAAACTTTGGTACTGCCCCCAAGGTTGGTCACTGGACGCTGGAGAACGCTTGGGTGAAGAGTGTTTCTTTCAGTGAGCTTAGTTATGAGTCGGAAGACCTCGTTAATGCTGAGGTGACTCTTCGCTACGATTGGGCCGTTTACAAGAAGGATAGCTAATTTCCTTAACATCGAACCCCGCCTCCTTTATAATAAAGAAAACAAGGGTAAATAATGACTGTTCGCAATAATGAAGACCGCGTTGGTGCTAAGCACAACGGCGACATGGATCCTTCCGAGATAATGGGGCCTTCCGCGGGCCCTCTTTCGTTCGTGACCCCCACGGAGTTTGTAGAACTCCCCTCTAAAGGTGAACACTATCCCGAGGATCACCCTCTCCACCAGCAAGAGACCGTTGAGATTCGTTACATGACAGCGAAGGATGAAGACATCCTCACCTCCAAGACTCTCCTAAAGAAGGGCATTGCACTCGATCGTCTTGTGCAAAACATACTTGTTGATAAAACAATCAAGCCAGAGGACCTTCTTATTGGCGATAGAAACGCGATTATTGTCGCCACTCGGGCAACTGGTTACGGCTCAGAATACAAAACAAAGGTAAATTGCCCATCTTGTGCTGAGTTTGTTGAGTTTGAATTTGATTTGGACGAGGCAACCATTGGGGAAACCCCCCTTCCGGAAGGCGCTCGCAAGACAGACGAGGGGACATACATCATACATCTTCCAAAATTGAAAGTTGATGTGGAGGTTAGGTTTCTCACCGGTCGCGACGAGACTCGGCTAGCTAAGCTCGCCGCTTCTAAAAAGAAGAATAAAATGGAAGAGTCTTTGTTAACTGACCAGTTCCGACAATTCATTGTTGGGGTTAACGGGAGTAACGATGCTGCTTTGATAAATTCTCTTGTGGAGAATATGCCGGCCTATGACTCTAGATTTTTGAGATACACATATCACGGAATTGTGCCAAACATCGATCTAACTCAAGAATTTGAATGCTCCAGTTGTGGCCTAGAGCAAGAGATGGAGGTTCCGTTCACGACGGACTTTTTTTGGACTCGATGACGAATACATCCAGAGTGTCTACGAAGAATTCTTTCTATTGAAACACCATGGTGGCTGGAGCTTTACCGAAGCTTACAATCTTCCAGTCCTGATAAGGAGGTGGTTTTTGGATAGGTTAAGAAAAGAGTTCGAAGACCAAAGAGAAGCACACGAGAAGGCTGCTAGGTCTCGTAGATAAAAACAATTAATTAATAGGCCGAAAGTTCGCTTTCGGCTTTATTTTTTTGAAAACACTAATTATTCTGATATATTGTATTTAATGGAGAATTGTACTTATGAACCTTGAAGAACAGGAACTGTCCCCAATCGAGATTGATTTGGGTGTCCATCGCCGCGGCGAGTTAAATGAGGATTATCTTGGGCAATTTGGAGCAGCCGTTGGCATGCTGATGAAAGCAATTACGCAAGGTTATGAAGTACCCGTTAGTATTCGGGGAACCAAGAGTGAGGTAGACTCTTTCACGAATGTTCTCGGTAGTGAGAGAAGGTATATGTCAAATTTTAGTAAGTACGGTCTCAATAATAAAAAAACATACTCCAGCAAATACGAGCTAGATAGAGCGGTAAGAGGTTTCGAGAAGTCAACTGGGCTAAAATGGCCCTTTAAGTAGGATTTATATAATTTATGTCCAATGGTGATGGTGACAATACAGGCCCCGGCGATAATACTGATGTAACTACGCCTGCAGATATCACAGCACTCCGGGAGGAGGTTGAGTTACGCGACCGCCTTAGACGTGCCGAAAGTGAGACTCTGGCCCAAAGAGGGGCCAGAATCGAACTGGAGCGTAGAGCCCTTGAGGTAGAAGTAGAGGGCCTTGAACACTCCAACGAGGAGGTAAAGCTAGCTCGTCAACGCAACGAATTGCGCACCAAAGAAATAGAACTAAAAGAAGTTGAACTCGCCATGGATCGGGAACGCGCCATAGAGTTGGCCGCTTCGGACGATGCTCGCGAGCAGGCCAAGGCGGCTGAATTGCGAGCTACGTTCGCATTAAGAGAGGCCGAGTTAGAAAGGAACAGAGCAGCAACCCTCTCGATTCAGAACACCGAAACGCAAACCAAAAATCTTGTCAAATTATTAACTGGTGTTGGTGAACAGTGGAACCAAACTTTCGTTGGGGGCTTTGTAACGGCGGCCCTCGACGGCACCGAGTCCCTAAAAGACAAGGTGATAGAGTTTCAGGCATCTCTGATGTCGGCTTTGAGCCCGGCGAATATGTTGGGTTCCATTATGATGAGGGTGGGTCAAAGCACACTCGCATTAGCCAAAGAGCAGGATGCTGCCATCGCCGCTTTCAATAAAACAACAAGCTCGATGGGTGAATACAACGAACAGATTATTTCTGTCGAGAGGGCTAACATAGGCCTTGGAATAAGTACTCAGGATTCTGCCAAGGCTTTTGGTTCTCTCTTGACGGGTGTTACCGACTTCGCTCACGCCGGCGCCCCCGTACCAACGCAGTTGGCCACCACCGCGGCCCAAATGGAAAAACTTGGCGTGTCAACTGACTTAACGGCCAAGACAATGGAAAATGCCATGAGGGTTATGGGGATGACCGCGGAAGAGTCCGTCGACCTCACTGGTGAATTGGCTGCCATGGCCATCGAGATGAGGTTGCCGATCGAGCAAGTCACAGAAGGTTTCAACGCAGCAATGCCCGCTCTGGCCAAGTTTGGCAGCGAGGCACCTGACGTATTCAAAAAGGTGCAAGTTGCTTCGAGGTCCCTTGGCGTCGCTGTCGGTGATCTTTTGAGTGTCATGGGTCAGTTCGATACCTTCAGTGGTGCAGCCGAAGCCGCCGGAAAACTGAATGCAATTCTTGGCGGAGACCTTCTCAATAGCACCGAACTCTTGTTAGCAACGGAAGATGAAAGACTCAGAATGGTCCGCGAGTCCCTGAACATGTCTGGTAGAACTTTTGACTCAATGAACCGATTCGAGAAGCAAGCGATTACAAGCGCGCTAGGCATTCAGGATGTGGCCACCGCGACCAAAATGCTTACTGGTGACATGGACAAGTTCGGCGACGCGCTGGACGCTAACCCGCTTACAAAGGAGGAGACCGAGGAAAGGATAAAGAAGACGCAGGCTGTTACCGACAAGATGGCCCAAACTTGGAGGCTGTTCGCGATGTCTCTGAGGCCCGTTGTGGAAAGCTTACATTCTTTTATAGACACAATTTACAGGGCCAATGAGCAGATGGGTGGTTATTTGGTCCCCACAGTCATTGGGTTCTTGGGGGTTCTCAAAGGGGTGCAAACAGTTATGGCCTTTACTACTGCTCTTAATGCTCTGGCCGGCGCTCAGCTATTCGTATCAAAAGCGGCCCTTGGTGCCTCTTTGGCGGTGGGGGGTTTCTTGGTGGGGCTGAAGCTTGGTGAGAAACTCCACCCCGCCGCGGCTGGTATTCTCGCTGTAGGTGCCGCCATCGCCGCGGCCAAGGTTGCTGCAACTAGCGGCGCCGCCGCAATACCGATTGCGGCCGGCCTCGCGACTCTAAGTCTTGGTACTGCCCTTGGTATGGCCGGCTTAGGCCAAGGCGAAGAGGAAGGCGCTGTTCCCGGAGGTTTTGCTGTTGAGGGGAGGGCCCGCGGGGGTTTTGTTAAGGGAGGTCCCACCCTTGTCGGTGAAGAGGGCCCTGAGTTGGTCATGTTGCCACCAATGGCTAATGTTATCAACAACGACAACTTCACAGAAGTTATCGCCCAATCCCACCAGGCTGCAAGCCAACCGCAACAGAACACTATCGCACAACAGGCCCCTCCGCCACAAAAACCAACTGAGACCACGGTTGTTATAAAAATTGGTAACCAAGAAATGGGTAGAGCAGTAATTAAAGCAATAGAGAGTGTTCCCGGGTATAACCTCCGGGGCCTCCCACGAGGAGCATAGACTATGGCAGATTATTGGGATGGACTTAGCCCAGAAGAGCGGTACGCCTCCGATCTCCGCCATATGCGCCGCGAAGTCGAGCTACGCAATCGTAGGGCAGCAACATACAAGACTGGGATGAGTGGGAAAGAGTTGGCGGAACAAAGATCGGCACGCGCTAACAAGGTCAGCGATCCAACGAAGGCCACTGCCGAACAAAGGAATCTGAAGCTGTTTATTCAGCATATCCCAAGTGGCCAGACAGTTGAATTCAAGGCTTTGATACAAGAATTCTCTGACTCATTTACATCTCTCTGGAACTCAGAGGAGGTCTATGGTAGAATGGATCCTATTGAAACATTCCAAGGCACGAAGAGAACCATAAAATTAAGTTGGGACGTTGTATCATTTGACTTGATTGAGGCCCGAGAAAACCTGGAGGAAATGGACAGACTCACAAACTTCCTTTATCCAACTTATGGCTCGGTTGATGGGGGAGCTACCGTGATCACTTCTTCGCCTCTATTAAAGATGAAGTTCGCAAATTTGATAACGCAGCCGAATGAAAAAGGTACAGTCGAGACCAGTGGTCTTGTCGGCCGCATGGATGGCTTTTCATATACACCAGATTTTGATTCGGGAGTTTTTATGGGCAACGGCAAAAACCCCAAACTCTTCCCTCAAACTATAAATGTGAGTTGCACCTTCTATGTCTTGCACACTCATAAGCTGGGTTGGCGTAAGAGTAACGGAGATGAAAAATTTCAATCCAAGGCCGGCTTCCCTCACGACATGAACCCTGGAGCCAAGAAGTTTGTTGGCACATCACGAACTGAGGCAGGCAAGCGCGCCGCGGCTGGCGAGGTGTCATTCCCCACTGGCGGTATGACTGTGGATCCCGTTGAGGCCGTCCCTGTCGACGCGTCTGGCGTAGGTGCCGACAGTGAAAGCGAGCGCGCCGCGACCCGCGCCGGCCTCCCCGGTTACGCGTTCGTGGAATAGTTAGTTGACAAAGAGGTAGATAAATAATGGCATCTAGATACGATAACAGAACAATCGCAAGAAATTCGGACGAACTTTATAGAGAACTGTTCGAGGATAGAAACATTCGTTTTGTAAGACAATTCAGAACTGGAACCCTCAGACACCCAACCGCATCTGAAATAACAACATTAGACTTAGCTGGCCACATTTGGTCAGTAGGCGACAGGTTCTACAAATTGGCACAAAAACATTATCGTGATCCCACTTATTGGTGGGTTATTGCGTGGTACAACCAGACGCCCACAGAAGGGCACCTTAAATTGGGTGAGACGATACAGATACCAACACCACTTGAACGAGTGTTGGGATACTTGGATGTGTAAAAATGCCCCCTGAGACTGCTGAAGAGAGACGACAACGTATCGTTACGCAGGCCCGCCGTCGCGCACGCGCAGACTCCCAAGGCGGCACCAGAGTCAGACGCCTGGAGGAATACATAGAGATAATTGAAAGAGAGGAGCGCATTGCTGGGCACCAGCAGAATTTGCAGGCTCAAGACCCCGTCGCCACCCGCCGTCTCGCTGCTGGCCCAGGCCAGATGCCTGATTTTTTAGCACAACAACGCGCCATACGGGCCAACAAAAAAGTACCCGAACGCATTACCGAACAAAACTTCTTGTTAAGAAACTTGGATCTACTAGCCTCCGCCCGGGCCAAGATCCCGGTTAAGAGAGTGGTCCGGATGAAAACCAAAGATCCAGGCGCTCTTCTTAGTAGGCTGAACTTACGCCCTAACGTAGAGGAATTATTTAAAATAAGACCTCACCAAGTTGGCGCATTAGTTCCAAAGATTCGTCTATACAAGGTTTTCTTGGATGACACTGCTGTACCTGGCAAGGTAGTTGAATTAAAATTTAATGATCACACCACCTCCAAGTCTATCGAAGATATCACTAACACAGCGTATGGAAGAGGGGATGGAGTTGGTATTCAAAGCTTCACCATTGAGACTCAAGGTACCAATCCAGCCGAAGGCGCTCTGGTTCGATGTACCTTAAAGATCTTTTTTCAAAACTTGGAACTGTTAGCCTCCCCATCAGGGGATCGCAAGACCGATTATTTGGAATTGATTCTGCGTCGGACGCGGTGGAAGAAAGAAGAAAATAGTAGCGCCCAAGCGATTCCGCATGCTCGAATTGCGAATAAGGATTATTTTAAATTAATGGCCGAGGTTGGTTGGGCAGTTCCGGAGGAAACTCACGGCACGATTGGCGAACCGCTAAGAAAGGCTCTTGAAAAATGTAGTCAAACAATCTTTCTATCGCTTTACGAACATAATATAGAGTTCAATCAGGACGGCACCGCGGTCTTGACGGCAGAGTATCAAGGTGCGCTCGAACAAATGATGAGCAGTGACAGTTATGACATTCTTTCTCTGGGGGAGAAACACGACCTTTCCGAGAAGTTGAGGGAAGAGCAAAAAAAATTGGATGATAAGAGAAAAGAGGGGAAAGATATAAAGGATGATCCACGAAGCGACGAGAACGACGCAAACTTGAAACAAATTGGGAAAGAGATCGTCGCCCTTAAGAAACAAATCAATGAATTGACAGCTAACGCCCGGGCCGAAAAATACAAGAGACTTATTGAGACCTTGTACAACTCTGGGAAAATAGGCTCGGTTGATATAACGCCAGAACAATGGGAGAAGATTCACCAAGGGGGAAGGGGGGATCTAAGGGCGATCGTCGCGTCAGATATCACTGTGAATGATCCTAGTTCCGAAGCCGCTAAAGAGTTCAAAGAGCGTATCAAGCCTTTCACTGGCGATGATACCTCTACGACAGACAAAGTGCTTTCCTTTTTTAGTAACGCTTTTACATCGAAAGAGGATACATCAACTAGAATTTCATTCTTTTATTTTGGAGATTTGATGGATCTCGCAGCACAAATCATAGATGCTCGCCGGGAAAAGGACAAGAATACAACTCCCGACATAAAGGTGTTATTGGGCCCTGTTACGTTTAATGTGGTTAGCGATGACGGAACGGTTACGCCGAAACAAGTTAACTTAGCTAACGTTCCCATATGTTTAAAATCTTTTGAATTTTGGTTTAACAAAAATGTTGTCAAGAGGAAGATAAACACATGGCCCCTGCGAGCCTTCATAAAGCAGGCGGTCTCAGAATTAATCTTGAATGCCTTGGGGGAAAACAGCAAACAAGATGAGGGGATAAGACGCAGCAATCAAATTGGGATACAAAACCTGCTCATTCCCGGTTTAGGTACCGATCGCAAAAAGCACAGGATCAAGGGCAACGCCAATGGCGATTTTGATTTAGATAATCCAACTTCTTCTGGAGTTACTGCTTACAACAGTTTTCCAATCAACTCTCCGAGTCAAATAGGTTATAACGGATACAAGCATTATTTGCTGGTTTACGGGTCAACGGAAATACTTGACCGTCGAAACCCGGCAGATGTGGGAACAGATTTCAAAAAGGGAATTTACCATTTTACTATAGGTGCTGACGCGGGTCTTGTAAAATCAGTTAACTTTACAAAGACTGACGTACCAAGCTTGAGAGAGTCTCGCTTGACATCGCAGGATGAAGAAGAAGGGCAATTACGAGATAAATACAATGCCAACTTAGAACTACTTGGAAGCAGCCCACTCTTCACGCCCGGTCAGAAAGTGTATGTTAACCCTACATTGGCAGGTTTGGGTACGCTGACTAGCAAGCACTCTATTGCCCGTCAGCTTGGCTTGGGTGGCTATTACGATGTCACAAAGGTTCTTTCGACAATTGACAAGTCCGGATATCGGACGTCGCTTGAGTGCGTTTGGACCAGTTTCGGTATGGAGACTGGTGCGAAAAACACCCGAACCGCACAGCCCGCCGCGGCCAAAAACGCAAGTTCTGGTGAAGCGCCCGCAGCCCCTTCGGTTACGGAGCCTGATGAATCGAAGATTTCCTCTACAGAGCCATCACCACCAAAGGCGCGCCCGACGCCCCCACCCAATCAAAGTATTGATCCTGTAAGTGAACGCATGCGCGTAAAAAAAGAGAGGGAGAAAGTCGCACAACAGAGCTTACCAGAGGCTCCCGAGGTGAGTGAAGAACCCTCTTCACCACCCGATCAATCGCGATATTATTCTAGTCCTGAGGAGGCCGACGCCGCGGCCAAAGCACATCAGAACAGTAGCGGAGAGTAAGCAATATGGCAAAAGCAGCTACCAATTCATTAAATACTGAAGAAACCTTCATATTAAGAAGACTGTATCAGGAGGACGTCTACCCCCGATGGGGGCCGAAAAGTATAGACTATTGGTATGATAAGGGTCTGTACGGACGTCTAGATCGAAAAGAGAACGTGGTACTGCCCAGGCTGACGAGTATCAAACAACTGCGGAGTGCTGATGAAGACTCTTATTTTGCGCTTGATTTTGTTGTCGACGCTTTCGAGAGCATGCGCACAGCGTTCGAGAAGGGTATGATAAAAAACACAGTAAGAGTGAACGGAAGCGCCTATTCTGCCATGCGCCCGGGCCAAGCTTGGAACAATGGTGATGAGTTGTATTTACAATATTTGCAAATAGTGGACGATGTTTTCGTACAAGATTATCTGATAGGCTTAGGTTTGGTTGATAGCATTAGAAGCTTCAAGGACTATTTTCAGCATTATAGCACGTACATTGAACAACGCGCAACCACTTTCCCGATAACTAAAAGCGGCTTTATTGCTTCAAAATACTCTAACCCGTATGTGAGCGGTCTCATAATCGAACTCAATAAAGAGAATCATGCAAACGATCTCCCTAAGAAGGAAGTTTACATAAACGATCCCAACTTTAATATCTTCAGAAACACCGCTCAGCAATTTGGCTTCATGATCGACGTGAACGCGCCCTGGCGCTTAACGGCCGATTTAGCAAACCCTTTCATGCAGGGATTTGGGGAAAAGTATGGCGTCGAACCTTCCCCCGGCTCTGCATCAAATATATTTGACACACACTACGATCTGTTGTATACTGAGGACGTGACTTTGTTGAAGCGGTTTTTCTTGGCATCATATGAAACTTTTGTAGAAACCTACCCGTTGTTGCGGGAAGAAAGAACAGTGAAGTGCGACGATAGTTTCATCGTGGACGTGACTAAAGTGCCGCGAACACCTTACGACCGGCAGGCTTATATCGCTGATTATAGCGAATTGTTTTGGCTGAAGTTATATACGAGTTTTCGTCTGAAAGAAGAAGGAATTGTCTTGACAGAGAGGAGAAAGAACGTTATAATTAAGAAAATCTCCAATCTTCTACCATATGTGGGCACAGGGAGTACCGTGAAGGTAATTAACAGCAATATAATAAATTTAAGCCCAAACCGTTGGTGGGCTCCAAGCATTTCGTAATTTGACACAGACTTCTAAACTATTTCAGGCCTTGGATGATAAGGGTGCGTGCGTCGGTGTATACACTGGTGGGGAGTTGAACTTTGAAACAGTCCCTGAGGGCCTTACGCACACATGGGATTACGCATCCTTTTTAGAAAGCGAGAAAATTCAGTATGCGCGCTTATATTGCGGCGGCCAGACACTGGATCAGGTGTGTCCTGAACACCTTATTGACGAATGGCATCAAAAAAGTGCAAAATTGAAGGCATTTCTCACTTCTTTTCGTGAATCTAAGGTCTCATTGCTGGATAACTGTTTCTTTGACCTTGTACCAGAGCGCTTTCTTCTTGATTTCTGTGAAACAAAGAACAAGATAAGTGAATACGTCTTCGAAAACTATGAAAAACCTGAAAATCATGACTTTTTGGTTGAGATTGGCGCAATTTTAACAAAAATTCGACAAAACCATCTCGATATTGACTCAAATGTTCTAAAGAATCGCATTCATGAGTTTAAGGTGCGCCAATTTATTAATAAGCTCTCGCGTACCAACAGTTACATCGATTTTAACTTGTTTGGAACGAAGACCGGACGCCTTTCTACGAAGAAAAATAGTTTTCCTATAATGACGATGGATAAAACATATAGAAAGGTCTTGCGACCAAAGAACGACTGCTTTGTCGAATTGGATTTCAATGCAGCGGAGCTAAGAACCCTGCTGGCCCTCTCCGGGGCAGAACAACCACAAGAAGACTTACACGATTGGAACATTCAAAACGTTTTCCGAGGTATGAGCACCAGAGAGGAGGCGAAGAAGAGAGTCTTTGCGTGGTTATACAACCCAGTAGCAAAAGATCGCCTATTGGATCGCACTTATGACCGTGAGTCGGTGGTAGAGAGGTATTTCACTGGCGATGAGGTGACAACCTTTTTTGGTAGGACGATTCCGTGCGACAAACACCACGCGTTGAATTATATTATTCAGAGCACAACAAGTGATTTATTGCTTAAACAAATGGTAAAAGTTGATAAAATACTGAAAGGAAACAAATCATTTATAGCCTTTCCGATGCACGATAGTTTGGTAATTGACTTTGCCGCAACAGAGCAACACCTTATCAAAGAGATATACACCTGTTTCGGAAACACGGAGTTGGGTACTTACGGGGTTAATTTGAACATTGGAAAGAACTTTGGAGAAATGAAAGAATATGATTTACAATAAGCTTGTGAGAGATAAGATTCCTCAAATTTTGGAGAGGATGGGGAAGAAACATAAATGTCATACAGCGTCTCAGGAAGAGTATGAGCAGAAGCTATGGGAAAAACTGGACGAAGAGATCGGGGAGTTTAAGGCGGTACCCTGCGATGAAGAAATGGCTGACATTTTAGAAGTTATGAACGCGCTCATGGAGTACTATAACCTCGATCCTTACGAGGTGGAAACGGCGCAACAGGCAAAGGCCGGCTCCCGCGGCTCTTTCCGAGAGAGGACTATCTTGGAAGAAGTGGTGGAGAGATGAACATTATAGGTTTAGGAGGCGCCGGTTGCGGCATTGTTGATAGATTTGGCGAGCATGAGCAATACAAGACCTACAAAATTGACAGTGATAGTTACACCGAACAACTAAACTATTTTCAATTAAAAAAGCAAGACAGTTTTCAAGAATATGAAGATCACACATATGATTTGAAGGACTACTTTAGGAATATTGCCGACGAAGTTTGGTTTACCGTTGCTGGTTCTGGAGATACCCCGGGCGCCACACTGTGGGTGTTAGAGCAACTCAAGAAGCATACCCCTAGCATTCTGTACATACGGCCAGACATTGAACTTCTTAACGTTGAGGGAGAACTTAAAGAGCGCGTCCTAAGAGGCGTCTTGCAAGAGTATGCGCGCTCCGCCGCTTTAGAACGCATCTATTTGGTGGACAATGCTATTATTGAGAATTTCGTCGGGGATATTCCGGTCGCGAAGTACTATGATTCTCTTAACGATATAATCGTTTCCACCCTTCACATGATAAATGTTTTTGAAAACACGACTCCCCTCATTGGTTCCCTGCAAAATCCGCAGGAATGTAATCGAATCGCCACCTTTGGAATTGCAGACTTCGAGACCGGTGAAGAGAATTTATTTTATTCTCTTGACTTAACAAGGGAAAGGTGCTATTATTATGCTATCAATAAGAACCGGCTTGAAGAAGACGGCACTCTGGTGAAGAAAATAAAAAATCAGGTGAAATCAAAAATTCACGAAAACATGCGAGTATCTTATGGGGTTTTCCCCACAGAATACGAGCAGGATTACGTATTCTGCAAAGCGTACACTTCTCAAATTCAATTAAAAAAAGAGTAAATAGTTCTTGACAAAACAGCTTATCTTTGATAAACTGTTACACAGATGGTTGGGAAATTGGCCAATCATACTTTAGCTTAAAAAAGGAGAAAACTACATGGCTATTAATATGGACAAGATGAGGGATAAGAAGACTGCCCTCGAAAACCGCGGCGGAAACCGTGGTAACTTCTGGCGACCCGAGGAAGGGTCGGACACGACGATTCGCATCCTACCCACTGAGGATGGCGATCCCTTCAAGGAATTCTTTTTCCACTACAACGTTGGCAAGAACCCTGGTTTCTTGTCTCCGAAGAAGAACTTCGGAGAAGATGATCCGCTAGATTCCTTCATTCGGAACCTCTTTAACGAGGGGGACGAGGAGTCCATCAAGATGGCCAAGAACCTCATGGCTCGCCAACGGTTCTTCTCTCCCGTGATTGTACGCGGACAGGAGGATAAGGGTGTTCAGGTCTGGGGTTACGGCAAGATGGTTTATCAGACCCTCTTGAACTTGGTTCTCAATCCGGACTACGGTGATATTACCGACCCTGAGACGGGTACTGATTTGGTCATTAAGTATGACAAGCCTGCTGGCGCGTCTTACCCCAAGACCGATATCACTCCACGCCGTCGGCCCTCTCTCCTCTCCGAGGAGGAGACCAACACGTCTGACTGGTTGGATTCGATTCCGAACTTTGATGAACTCTTTGAGCGGAAGACTGCGGCCGAGGTCGGCACTCTTCTGGACGAGTTCCTCTCCACCGACCAATCGGCAGAGACTCAGTCGTCCGAGACCACGAAGTACACTTCGGGTCCCACCGCGACTGCAACGCAGCCCTCCTCGGTTGAGGACGCGTTTAATGAGCTATTAGGCTAGGACGTAATACCCGCAGGGAGGCATGGGGTTATAGATGTCTCAACATTTCTAAAAGGAGAAAGATGAGTTTACAGAATAAGTTGCGTGAGGCCGAGTTGGCTGACGATTTCGAGATCACGCTTAGGTTTGAGACAGGCGCCGACGTTATCCACGCCTACGATGGTCACTTCGACAATGCACTAAACGACACCGACTTTGCCAGCACTGTTGCTGGAGTTATTTGTCACAGTGCGTTTAATAACGAGGCCATTAACGATATGCGTGGTCAAGATTTTCTAGAGGATTATGAGCGCGATGGTTCGGGCTTCGAGTACTTCGTTTCTGAAGTCATTAATGAGAACTTTTACGAGCTTGATTTTCTAGACACCACTCTAGAACAATACGATTACAAGCGAGGGTTTCTAACGTTCGAGGCCTCTGTGACTACCACAGTGGAGGACATCATGAACAGTCCCGAAGATCTTTTTGTTGGCTGGAGTACAACTGTTCCCACCAACATTGGAGAACTAACAATCAATGGCTGATAATGGAAAGGTCAGTATCGCAGAAATGCGGAAGCTTCTCAACAAGAAGGCCGGCGGAAGTGTCGCCTACAACTTGAACGAAGATAACCCAACAGACGTAAAGGAATGGATCCCGACTGGTTCTCGTTGGCTCGATTCTATTATTTGTCGAGGCAAGCCCGCGGGTATTCCCATGGGAAAGATTGCAGAGATCGCCGGGCTGGAGTCAACGGGCAAATCTTACATGGCGTCACAGATCGCAGCCAATGCTCAGAAGATGGGCATTGATGTGGTGTATTTTGATTCTGAGTCGGCTTTGGATTCATCTTTTCTAGTGAAGGCTGGCTGCGATGTTGACAGTGTCCTATATGTTCAGGCCACAAGCGTTGAAGCTGTTCTTGAGTATATTGAAGAGCTTCTTGGAACAGGTAATCAGTTTCTTTTTATCTGGGACAGTTTGGCCCTCACTCCGAGCAAATCAGATATCGAGGGAGATTTTAATCCGCTATCCAGTATGGCGGTAAAGCCCAGGATCCTATCCAAAGGGTTGTCAAAGTTGGTGCAGCCAATCGCAAATAGCTCTTCTACACTTTTGATCTTGAATCAGTTGAAGACTAACATCACTTCCAACATTGCAGAGGCAATGACGACACCGTATTTTACTCCTGGTGGCAAGGCGCTCAATTACTCCTATTCGTTGCGTGTATGGCTGACGGGCCGCAAGGCAAAAGCCAGCTTCATCACTGATGATAAGGGGTTTCGAATTGGCTCCGAAGTAAAGGCTAAGATTGAGAAGTCGCGCTTTGGGACGCAAGGCCGCGTATGCACATTTAAGATTGTATGGGGTGGGGAGGATGTGGCTATTCAGGATGAAGAGTCCTGGTTTGAAGCTATCAAATCTTCTGAGCACCTCACGAATGCTGGCGCTTGGTTTAGCCTCCATTATGAGGATGGTGCTGTAGAGAAGTTCCAGAAGGCAACTTGGTTGGATAAATTGCAGGATGAGAAGTTTCGCAAGCGCGTGCTTCAATTGATGGATGAGGAGGTTATTCTCAAGTTTGAGAGTAAGACTGGTAACGCAGATGACTTTTATCAAATTGATGGTGAAGTCGAGGAGCCTTCAACTGCAGTTTCACCGTAGATAAAGCTTGACAAGTGCCCTGTTGTCTGATATCATTTAACAATGAAGACGTCAAATAAGACTAGAAATTATTTGAACTTAGCAAAGAGGGCTGCGCAGCAAAGTCAACACGACACATTTAAGCACGGGGCCGTCCTAGTTAAGGGGGGTTCCGTGCTTAATACTTCTTACAATAAAGCTCAACATAAAAGGTTTGGTAATCGATTTCGAGATGTCCGCAATCGCGGACATGCCACGCATCACGCAGAGCTTGGAGCAATATTAGGCCTGGATCGTTCCACCACGCAGGGAGCGACCTTGTATGTCTGTCGGACAAATCGTGAAGGAAAGTTCCGGATGTCAAAGCCTTGCTCTATGTGCGAGCAAGTGCTTCGTTTTTGTGGAATCAAAAGAGTCGTCTATACAGAGAGCGAAGATCAAGTAGCTAAGATTAAGTTGTAGATTTAAGTCTGTTCTTCTGCCCGGCTTCCTAATTATTTCAGGAAGGCACATGAATGGACTCACCCGAAGATTCTCCACAAAGGAGGTTACCTTTTTTAAGACGCGTCTTTTTGTCAAAGAAGGAGTTGGCGTATATTTTAAACCTACTGGAGGGAGCCTCGTCTTCGGACGATCCTTCTTGGAAGGTCATGCTGTATAGCAAGATTCGAAATCATCTTCAAAAGGCTCGAAGGTATAAAGGTAGAAAGAGGGATGATGATTGATGGAATTCTCGATTGGGGATTTGGTGAGGGCCAAGAAGATCCTCGATGTCCCCTTCGATCCAATAGAAGGTTTGGGAATAATAGTTGACATTGAGCCCTGGGGAGAGTATACTATATATGTTGTTTACTTCTTTGATCGAAAAGCACTCCGGTGGTTTGAAAGAGAGGATTTGATACTTGTTAATTCTACAAAAAACGTAGAGAAAGAATAAATAAAGCGAGAAAATGAAGCCGAAAAAGTTGTTGGTGTTGGACGCCCTTAATCAGTTTATCCGAGCATACATCGTAGACCCGTC